TGAATAACCTCCACCAAGTTCTTGTCCGACTTTTTCCAGCAAAGTTCGCAATTACTGAATTTAGAGTCTATGCCAAGCTTAAATGGCTGAGATTGCCACCATTCAGTTAATGCCGCTTGGCCAATAGGTTTTTCAAAATCAGTTAATAATGGGAAAATTCTCTTTTCATCGGCTTTGATCTCGGCCCAAGAGATTCGTTTGGGCATATCCTCTGCCCTAAACCCAATGCTTGTTATAAAGTTTTTGGTCTTGAAATAGTCCTTTGCAAACTTTTCAATGGGGAATGTTTTGAGATACTTACTGCAATATGGAGCCTTTGAGTGTGGTAGCCCATCGTAAACCCCTTTATTAAGGTGCATAATCGTTCCATCAAACGGCTCTGCATTCATTGCGAGTTCGTCCCATTCCACGACCTTATAACCAACGCCAACGCCCATCGTTTCAGAATACACTCCTTCAACCTTAACGATGTTGATGCCCCAATACTTCTCGCAGTTTTTGAGAAACTCAATCGTTTCGGGTCGTTCCATCCCTGTATTCGCAAAGACAAAGACCTTGTTGTCATCCTTGTATTTCGGATGGGTATGCAGGATGTAGGACATCATTGCCGAAGAACGGCCACCGCTGATTGAGGCGAGTATATTCATTCTTTTTGTTTAGCAGTCAGGACAGGATTCGAACCTGTATGGAGTAGCTTATTCGCTCCTAAAAGGATTGGGCCATCTTGCTCCACTTCCACAACCTGACTATGCCCTCGTCTTTCCGAGGTGTCATCAACTTTGATGGGCTCATCTGACAATTTTCATTGCCCAGCACTTGAGGGTTGACACTCCTTGTAGTCAGGACAGGACTCGAACCTGTATACCTTTCGGTCTCCCCCTTCCACTTAAGGGAGGGGACGGTCTAACCAATTCCACCACCTGACCATTTTTTTAAGTCGTTGTCGTTGTGTATCGTTTGCCAAAGACATTCCTCACCCGGTGAGAGAAAGGCTTAGAGCCTTTCTTCTCGTCCGAGATGGTTAGAGCGATAACAAACACGAGCGACACGAACACGAAGATGAAGCCGAATGTTATCCAAAGTGGAGCAAAGCACCAAGTCCAAGTCAACCCCGAACCTGGCAACAACAACTTCACCACGCACAACACCGCTGAGAGCAATGTCGGCCATTTTGCGAATACCCCCATTAGAACGGCATATCGTCTTTAGGAGCAGGGGCAGAGGCTTGAGCCGAATTGGGCTTCCAGGTGTTCAACTCGGCATTGTGAGTGCCATACTTGTCGGCTTCACGCTTCGGCCAACAGGCGATACGGACATAGCCCTTTTCGTCCCGATGCTCTTGGAGGAAGGCGATGAACTGATCCACATTGCAAGACATCTCAAACAACTCCTTCCCGGAGATGATTTTCTTGTTAATGTAAATCCCCTTTGCGTACACTTTTTGATTTGATTGGTTTGACATTTTTTACGATTTTATGGTGTGGTTTTTGTTTGCGATACCCTCTTTCTTCAACTCGTCTATACCTATGGGAGTACCATTCAGAGGCAGAGACCGTGTAATTCTTGGGATGCGAATATGCATCATAGCCCTCCTGATAAGCACTCACGAGGTGCTTGGTTTCAGTTTCCTTCATCTTCATCACTCGCTTGACAATATCTTGCTTAACGACCAAAGGGGGCAGCGTGGATAGCCAATCCAACAATAGCTCTATCGGGGTTGATTTTCTTCGGAATCTCATTCTATGGAAGTCACTTTGATAACGACAGCCGACTCATACTCATCCATATTTAACATCGGCTTTATTCTGTCTTGCAACATTTGGTTCGCTATTTGAGCGGTTTCCCAGGGGCCGAAATACAACTCTGGCTCGGCCTTGAATTTCAGCAAGACAACATACTTGCTTTGGTCTTTTTTTATCCTGACGGACTGCTGGTCTTCAATCGCCTGGGTGATGGCTTGGACATCTCGTTCCGTGCCTCGGTAATCGGTCATAATATCCCTCTCAACCGCCCGAATTGAATGGATGATGGTGGAGTGGTCTTGGTTGAAGTATTGCCTTCCAATCGCAAGCTTGGGGATGTTGGTGTACTTGCGAATCATATAGCAGGCCACTTGCCTTGCGTGAACGACATCCCACAAACGGGTCTTGCTGAACAACTTGTCCTTGTGGATTCCGTAGTAATCCGATACAATGCCGATAATGTCTTCGGCCATTGTATGCTCAATCTTTCCTATCATTTGGTCTTGGGTTTTTTGTTGTCGGTGTTTTTTGCGATGACATCAACCAAGGAGCCACAATAGGGGCAATACGGACCGCCCTTGATGTCTATTTGTGCCTGGGTCACATCGTGTTGTATCAGGCCGTGCTTGTCGCACTTTCCAACGTATTTCATAGTTCCTTCATTAAGTTCTCAACATACTGAATCCGTTGACCTATCCACCGCATGACCGGTACGGCCATTGAGTTACCGCAGGCCTTGTACCTCGGTCCATCGGGACATTGGTCGGCTTCCTTGTTGCGGTAAGGAACCTTGGTCCAATCATCGGGGAATCCCTGCAAGCGTTCGCACTCCTTGGGGGTCAGCCTTCGGATAGCCATTGAGTGCATCACCTTCGGCCCCGAAGTATTTGTTCCTCCAACCGCTTCGGTGATTGTCGCACTTGTTTGCCCATCAATGGATTGATTGTAAACATCCACGGCAATGGGTTGCAACACGGCTCCAATATGCTCCGTATCGGATTGTGAGCGAATGGTTTGCGTGGTGTGGTCGTTGGTGGTGTAATTGTAGGTGTCCACGGCAATACAAGGCCCACTCATTTTAGCCAAGTCGGTTTTGAGCGTTTGAGTGATGCCTTGGTCAACTTGTGCGGTACGCCAGTCCACGGCTATCGGTTGCAACACGGCATTCATATTCGTTCCGTGTTGTTCCCTTACCACTCCAAACTTATCGCCGGTTGTTTTTTGATTATACACATCCACGGCTATCGGTTGCTGAACCAATGGCGTATTGCCTCCTCCTGTTCCGTATCTCGCACTCACGGTATCAGCAACATCCTTTGGCCCATTGACTCTTGAATCGTTTGGATGCGATTCGTAATAAAGCGGTTGGGCAATCTGCTGGTCTTGCGTTGCGCTAATCGTAAAGGCTTGCTCTTCTTGACCGAGGTATCCCTTTCCTCCACCTTCGCAAGCACCACGAACCTTGAAGGCTATCGGTTGGGCAACAACACCAATTGATTCATTTACCCCCCCTTGTGGTGATTTAATGGTTTGATTTATATTGGATGTTGTCTGATTAAAAGTATCAAAGGCTATCGGTTGGGCAACTCCTTGAGTGGCCTTTGTGTCAACGGTATAAGATGTTCCGTCATCGTTCCATCCACGACCATTTTGAGCCTTTTTAATCGGCCTAATATCTTGAATGGCTATCGGTTGGGCAACTGCTAATTGATTATCGCCAGGCTCTGACCTCAATGTGGGAGATGTGCCATTATCCGAATACCCATACCCAAGCCTTTGCATCTTGCCCGGTTCAAAGGCTATCGGTTGGGCAACTGCGTGTGGCCCTTTCGCAACCAACGATGACATCGTTTCTCCTGTTTCAATCCTCGGCTCGTATTGTGCGTTCTCGCCTTGGTTGAATGCGGCTCGGTCAATCACTACTTGGCCTGCCTCTCCAACGCTTCCTTCAGCATCGGAGGTAACTTCTTCCCTCTTTTTTCGGCTCGGTTTAGTATTCCCTTGCAGGCTTTCTCGCTCAAATAGAACCGCTGCGGCAACTCGCCAGTCTCCAAGGTATCCGACAACAAACACTCTTCTGCGTCTTTGTGCCACTCCGAAGTGTTGAGCGTCAAGAACTCGGTAGGCGAACCCATAGCCGAGTTCGCCCAACGCCCCAAGGAAGGTACCAAAATCCCTTCCTCCGTTACTTGACAACACGCCGGGGACATTTTCCCAGACAATCCATTTGGGCTTTTTAGCGTCAGCCAATGCGAGAAATGTGAGCATGAGGTTTCCTCGTGGGTCAGCAAGTCCCTTGCGAAGTCCTGCGACTGAGAAGGATTGGCAAGGGGTTCCTCCGACCAGAAGGTCAATTGATCGTTCATTGAATGTTGGGTTTTGGGTTAATTGAGTCATATCCCCAAGGTTGGGGACATCGGGAAAGCGGTGTTTCAATACCTCGGAAGGGAATTGCTCAATCTCTGAGAACCATTGCGGTTCCCATCCAAGATCGTGCCAAGCAACTGAGGCTGCCTCAATGCCTGAACAAACGGATCCGTATTTCATCAGAATGGTGCTTTTAGGGTTTGAATCTTCTCCTCAAAGGTAGGAATGTTTCCATTAAAATCCAACACTTTTGTGTATTGAAGTTTAATTCTCCCCATAGCGGTGCCAATCTTCCCATTCCGATTCTTCCTCACAAGGATTTCAAGGAGATCAATGAGTTCTTGCTTTTGGGGGTCGTGGTCTTCCATATACTCGGAAGGACGATACACGAACAAAATCTTGTCGGCATCAAATTCAAGTTGGCCCGTTTCACGCAGGTCGCTCGGTTTGGGACGCTTGGAGTCCCTCTGCTCCACGCCCCTGGACAACGATGACACCACACAAATCCAAATGTTGAGCCTCTTGCAAATCGTCTTGATGTACTTGGAGATGTTGGTCACTTGCTCAATTCGGGCTTTGCCACGGTCTTCTGGCAGGGGAGAAATAAGTTGGAGGTAATCAATGTATGCCCCTTCAATCTTGTGCTTCTTGATGAGTTTTATCAACTCCAATTCCATCCGCTGAGGGTCAATGCCGGGGACATCCACAACGTGCAACGGTGCGCCTTTGACCTTATCAATGTGCTGAGAGATAGCAAGAAAGTCCTGACCGCTCATCCGCTCCTTGATGTCCAAGAAGACCTCTCCATCCACCTCGGCAAGATTGGAAACCAATCGGGTCATCAGTTGCTCCGTGGACATCTCCAAGGTGAAGAAGGCCACGGGCTTTTTGTTCATCGCTTGGTTGAGAGCGTATTGCAGGGCCAAGGTGGTCTTGCCCATTGCTGGTCGGCCACCCAGGATGATGAACTCCGAAGGCTTGAAACCCGTTATCAGGCTATCGGTGTTGTGATGGAAGGTTCGGGTGATGCTGTTGTCCTTCGCTCCCGTAATCACCTCGTTGAGGCCCATCATAAAGCCCAAGAGCAATTCGTGAACCTCGGTAGCAATCGGGTCGGGGTCTAAGGATTTGATGTCTTGGATTTCCTTGTAGAGGCGATCAACATCCTGGTGCTTGAGAAAGTCAATCTTGGTCTTCTCAATTTGGTCGTGGATGTACCGGCAATGCAACTCGTACCGGTACACCTTCCATCCATCGTGGGAATAAAGCCCTGAGTCAAGGCTTGCAAGGAACACCACATCGGTGGGGACATTCATCTCAATCATCCGTGAACGAACGGTGAGCGTGTTGATGGGCTTGTCCTCGGCCCGAAGACTCCGAATGGCTTTGAAGGTATTCTTGCGGATCCCTTCATCAAAATACTCCTCTCTCAGCTGGAGGACAATATCCCCCGGCTTGATGATTTCGCAAATGAGGATGCCGAGGAGTCGGTCTTGGTATTCAGCGTACAATTCCGCTGGGAGGCGTGTAAAATCGGAGTGGTTGTTCATCGTTTTGGGTTGAATAGTAGGGTTTGTGTTGGGAATGGCCTCCAGACTGCGTAGGAAGCTCGTCATTGAACGCTTTATGGGTTAGGTATCTTACGGGGTCTTTGCGGAACTTACGCTCTCTGTGAGCCTCTAAATAGGTTGGAAGGGTATTGCGGATTTTCTCAATCTCTTCATCGGTCAGTTTGAACCAAGCGAGGAGTGCTTTGTCCTTGCCGACCTTCTTGTCGTAGAAGTTCCAGAAGCCCTCAAACATAGCCATCATTTCTTCTTGGGAGTGTTTAGAGTTCCTGCGGATGTTTTTGTTGGAGTATTTGGACGTTCCCTTCTCTTTTTCCTCCCCCACACCCCCTCCTTTATCTCTACCCTTTAGAGTGTTTAGAGTATTAGTATTGTTTATATGTATAGAATTGTCTATATAATTATATATATATAGGAGGTTTTGTTGAAAAATCAAGTTTTCTTGCTCAATTTTATCCACATAATCCTCCAGGTCTTTGACATACTCGTCCTGGTCAAGGTAGCATTCGGGGTTGGGTCGCATTAGGGTTAGGGTTTAGCATTTTGGTGGTGTCAACGAAATGGTATAAAGGCTGACAATGGGTTTGCGAATGAGCGAGTTATAGGTCATTGCCTTTCGACAATTACATAACCATTATCGTGAAAAATTGCGTGTTCATGTTTTAAAATAAATTCCGTTGTTACTTCAACTCCATTACTTGCAAGGTATTTGTCGTTTTTCAACTCAAAGAAAACCACCTTTGAAATTGGCAACGAATCTTCATCAGTAGTGGGACTCAATTCTTCGACATACTTCTCCAAAGCCTCAATGTAATCAAACACATTGAGCATATCGCCTTGGTCGGTTGGCTGGGTGTAATGTTCTCGGAGCGGTTTCATAGGTTTGGGGTTTGGTTGGTCAGTTTATAGGCTGACGCTGGGGGACTTTCGGTAAGACCAGAGGCTGACGATTGGTTCACGAATGAGTACTTTCCCGAACAAGATATAACCCATTTTTTTCATCATAAGTGACGCTCTCGTTTGGTATGATTTTTACATCATTAATTGATATTTTGCAAGGTTCACCTAAGTAGCAGATAGATTCATTGTCGCTTTCGTGAATGATACCTGCTTCGCAAAAATTTGGGTTTATTCCCTTTGGTTGAAAGTATATCGTTTTCATGCTATGGGCTGACGGATTAATCATTCATTGTATGCGGTAAGGGTGCTTATTGACCGATTTCTCATTCATTATACCCGAATGCGTATAGTTTTTGCGTTTTTCTATGCATTATATCCGAATGCGTATAGATTTTGGGATTTTCTATACATTATATCCGATTGCATATTAAACGTGGGTTCGTGTTTCCGAATCCCAAATCTCAGTCCAATTAAAATCCTTCCAGCTGTCCTTCCATATAGATTTAAACTTTTCTTTGATTTTTGCTTCAAAACTTTTGGCCTCTTCCAAGGTGTCAAAGTCCTCCTGAAAATCATTCATCCCTCCTTCAGGATAATAGGAATCACCGGCAAATACTAAAAATCGTTTCATAGGCTTAAGGTTTGAAATAGTTTGTACGCACCACACGAATCGGTAAGGGTCTTGATTTGTGGGCCGAATCCGTTACTACGGGATAGCACATACTCGCAGGCGTTACCCTTGGCCCGCACCTCAATCACCTTCCAAGGGCGGTCGTTGGTGCAGGCCGTGAGCAGGAATAGGAGGAGGATGGCTCGCATTTAGGCTCTTGATTGATACTTTGAGAGCAGCTCAGCAACACGCTTGTTGGCTTCCTCGGCTTTCGCCAGAAGGTCTTTGAGGGTAGCGTCCATCTCGTTGGGCTTCTGGACAACGGCTCGCTTGGCCTTGAAGGTCTTGAACACTTCCTTGATCTTCACGCTTTGCTCGTTGATGCACTTATCAATGTCCTGTTGGGTAGGGACCTTGTTGAAGTCGGAGTAATACAGCGACTTGTTCTGTCCTGGGCGAGAGCCTTTGGTGATGATGCCTTGGTCACGCATTGTCAGGTAGAAGGTGCGACCCACATTGTTGTCGGTCATAATCTTGTTGATGTCAAGGTTCCTGACTCCGTTAAAGCAGGCGGTCCAAATCATCCAGAACGCTTTGACCTTGCGGTTGTAGCGGTCTTTCTCGGAGCCAAATACCTTTGGCTTGGCGGGGGCGTAGCGGGCCTTGGGGGTTGTTTCAAATAGATTCGTGTTCATTGTTTTGGGGTTTAAGGGTTGTTTAATTAAGGTTAGGTAAATCATCAATCGTGTTGCCTTGCTCGGCTTCATGTTCTTCGGTGCATTCCTGCAATCCACGCTGGTAATCAGCGTCCCTCTGCTCGGCTTCACGGGCTAAGGCGGATTCCAAAGTTTCGGTAAGGAAAAACTCACCGTTGCTCCTTTCCATATCTTCCAATTTGCGGAGGCGTAATTCCTTGATTAGCCATTCCATTGCGGTCATATTGCTCATTATTTGAAGGTTATTGCGATGGACGATTTGGTGGCCTTGGCTTCGCACACGGGGATTTCTTCACCGGTGTTCGGGTCCACAATCATTGACTTGCCTGCCTGCCTGAACGCAAGCTTCAGCAGTTCTTCTCGGTCTTTCAGGGCCGCTTTCATTTGGGCATATATCGGGTCTTGGTCGCAGTTCGGGCCAAGGGATCCTTCCCTTATCTGAACACTCGCTCCGTAAACATCAAAGGACTTGCCGGGATGCTTGGCGGCTTCATCAGCAACAGTTTCTTCCGTCTGCTTGATGACGGCCTCAATCGCCTTGTGGATGGCTTTGAGTTTGATGTGGGCTTCCAGGGCATTGATATGCCCTTCGTTGATGCGATCCACCAGGTTGGTGGTGAGGAGTGCGATGTCGGCCTTGCCGACATCACTCCTGGGTATAGATACGAGTTCCATAATTAACGATTTTTAAAGTATTCAATCCCCTTGCGGTACCGCTCTTCAGTCCAATCCTCGGTCGGGGCAAACCGTGGGTCGTTACGCTCTTGGTCGGTGGCCTTCACCGCACGCTCCAAGATGTATTCTTGGTGAATCTTTTGCAGACCGGCAGGGATGATAACGGGTGCCGTGGTGCGGGTCTTGGTGGGTGGTGCCACATCGTTCCTTGGAGGGGCTTGATAGGGCTTTGCAGGGATGACAGGCGCACCGTGTTTGCCTTTGTAAACATCAATCCCAATCCCAATCCAAGAGGCGATTTTGGTAATCGCATCCGTTGTCGCTCCCTTTGCCGCATCGCCCATATCATCGTTCGTGGAGGATGCAATGCACTCGTAATAGATGCCTGCGGATGGGATTTCAAGGATGGTCTTGGAGAGAGCGGTGTATTCGGTACGCTCCCTGCCGGAGGAGGTTGTCTTGACGATGACAGAAATGGGAGCCAAGAGTTTGGTCTTGACAATCCATTCCCCAACACCAAAGACTTCATTCAGTCGCTCGGTGACGAAGATGCCCTTGATGGTGGACATCCCGGTTCTTGTTGGGTGGGCCGAAATTGCTTCGGGTGGTAGAGGCTCGGCTATCTTAGCGAGCTGCTCTGCGGTGAGGTTTTGTTTCATGGTTTGGATTTGAAGGCTTGAAATACTTGATTTAATGCCGGGGCGCAATAAATATCCAAGGCATCGCATAGGCTGACATACTCTCCAACGGTTAGATGAATGACAACAATTTTCTCGGTCAAGGCTTTTATCAAGTCCTCTCCAAGGGTCGGGTACTTCTCTTTGAACTCAAGGAGTTTCTTAAACTCGTCAGCGTTCATTCGTTGTAGTAGGCTCATAGGTTTAGGGTTTAGGGGTTAAGGATTAAAGCGAGAATGAATCGGCCAAAGAATGCGAGGCCCAAACAGGCCGTCAGCATAATGTAGCCCGTGGCAATGGCGGCCTTTATCTTGGCCTTGTCTTCGTGTGTCATAAGATTAGGGTTTAGGGGTTATGAACGAAAGTGTGAACAAATATAGTGGGTCTTACCCCACTTGCGCCACCTTGGAAAAATTATTTTCAATAATTTTATTGACATCCTGTTTCTTCCCAATCCCGTGGCTCCATTGATAGACATAATTGCGGTCAATGTTGAGGGTTCGGGCGATCTTGTCAATGCTCGTCTTGTTCCTGGTCATTAAGAGCCTGCGATACTCATCATCCCGAAGGGGCATCGTGAGGTCGGGCTTGGTCAGGCACGCTTTGATGACTCTGGGCGATGCTGGTTCGTACTCATCGCATACGACTTTGAAATAGGCATCAATCGCATCAAATTGCTTGATTCTCGTGATGCCTTCTCTCCACCAGAACACGGTGGATATGGAGACCTCGCACTCTTTGGCGATTTCGTCCAGGGTCAGGCCCATGCGCTTCATCAGGATTTTGATGGCTTCGGGTCGGGTAACGGTTTGTGGTTTTGGTTTCATGGTTTGGGATTTATGGTTCTGTCTATAATTTGATGTGGAAGATTGTACCATCCACCATCCTCTCCCATCATAAATAAAACAAAGATTCCGACAAGAGTAATGGTTAAGGCTATGGTCACGGCAGACCATAGAATCAACAGCAAAAAGGCTGTTATTGAGAGGGTTATTTGATTCATTTTATTTGGGTTTAGGGGTTAAATGGCTTTTTTTGCGTCCAGGTAGCGGCCATACAAGGCCCAATCAATCCTGAACGGGGACTTCACCTCGGAGTAATCCGGCTTTATACTTCGCCTGCACGCTCTCTTTATGTGCCTTAGCCAATTGGCGAGGGGTTCCTGGGATGTAGGGTTCAATGATGTCAAATTCATGGTAAAAGGGTTTAAGGTTTTTTTCAATGTAAACTCGTAATCGTACTTTTTTTCTTCGTTGATATTTAATAGGTCTTCGGTTGTTCTCAGCCGCTTTCAGCAGTTGGTTGATGACGGCCAAGGGATAGCGAAGGGGGGCATCCCGGACCTTCGTCACGCCTCTTGGAGTGACCGTCACCGAAGGCAAATCAAGGCAATGCCTCACGGTCTTGTAATTCCAATTATTCTCGTTCGCAATCCGCACGATGTCACCGGTGGCCAGGTGCCTCCTCAAGTCATAGACCAACACGGGGGGCAATGGGAACCAAGGGCCAACCTCTGCACGCTTCACGCCGTTCTTCATCTTCTTGTTGCAGAAATACTTGTTGGCCAATTTCATCTCTCCCTTGGCGGCTTTGTAAAGGTGATAATCAACAATCTCCCGGACCTTGCGATGCACCACCTTGAACGCCAGGGAGCCTTCCAAATCGGCTTTCCTCAAGGCGATGAGCAGTTGGTTCGCTTCGTCAAAATCAAGGCGTATATCGCCTTTAATGCCCTTGGAGTTGTGCATCTTAGTTCTTGGTCTCGGCCTTGAAATTCGTTGTCGTAATCAGCTCCTCGGCGATGGCGTACCAATCAATGTTCCCAACGGCCAGAATCGTCAAAGCCTTCAGTTGCGGATCCTTGATCGTTTCGGCTTGGGCCATATAGTAATCGTCCATCATCAACGACAGTTGTTCGGGGTCGGTCAGCGACTTGGCCTTGTTCTTCCAGATGTAGAAGTCAAGGGAAATCGTCCTCCTCCTGGATGGCGTGGACATAGCAAGCCCATCGGTGAGGGCATCATCGTCAAAGGCGGGCATCGTTAGTTCTCTGAGGCGAAGATGTTGTCAAAGGAATCTCGCTCGTCATCCCGGACATACTTCTTGTGGATGGCGTACCAATACTGGTGGCCTTCGTCCGTGGAATCCCAATGAAAACTGTGCAGGGCCTCGTCAAGGCTATCGTTCGTGCATACATCGTCAGCATCGTGGGGGATTTGCTTGGGGCCGATGTGTTGCATTTGGATGGCAAAAATCGCTGAGTTTGCGATGGGTTCGGGAAGCCTAAACTTCAATACTTGCTTGATCGTCATGGTTTGTGGGTTTTGGTTAGGGGATTAGTTGATATTTGCGTCCGTTGTGTTCGATGATTTCGGGGGTGCGGTTGTCAATAATCTCACCGACTGAATTTTCAAAGTATATCTGATTGCCTTGTGAATCATGCTCTCGTTTGCACCAGAATCCACGTGAAATTTCAAAGTACACATCCATGCCTCTTTTGTCTGTAATGCATAGGTTCCCATTGGCCTCAAAGTCCCAGTTCAGCCATTGGCCGATTGTTTGTCCTTTTTTCATGTTAGGGGATTTAGATTAAGATTTTGGTGGATTGGCTAATCAAACGGTAATCGCCGGGGGTGATATCGTCACCTTCGTCAAAGGTGAAAACTTGCTCCTCAACGATGGTATAGTCAATCCCAGGGCCGGGCAATTCGTCAGCCTCGTCAAAGCAGTAAATGTAATTGTCAACCTGGCCATCGTCATCGCAAGTGAAAAAATTCTCGTTTCGTTCCTTGGTCTCCGGGTCAAACCAAACATTCGTGATCGTGTAGTGGTAGGCGGTCTCTTGGTTCATGGTTTTAGGGCTTAGGGGGGTGGTAAGGTTAAAGGTTGCGTAAGGATTCGTTTACAATATGGATGTGGTCGTGGTTGACCTTAAAATTGCCCAAAAAACCGGTGATAACGATTTCAGCGGAGGCGTTCGGAATCATCGTCAAAGCGTGTTCATATTGGCGAAGGGTTGGGATGTACGATCCACCGGCCGTGGGGTAATCAAATTTGGATTTCGCACGGTTGGCCTCCATCTTCGCAATTTTGCGCTGGAATGCGGCTTCGGCCTTCGCTTCACGCTGCTCAAAGGTCAGCGTTGGTTTGTAGGAACGGCGATAGTTCATAGGGTTGGGGTTAGGATTAGGGTTGAATTGTAAATCAAAGTTAAAACGGTCAATCGTCAGTTGCACCATCGTCATCAAATTATTTTTATTTTTTTTTCGTCAACATCGTCAAGACTGTCAATCGTCAATCGTCAAGGTATCGTCAATCGTCAATCGTCAATCGTCAATCGTCAAGCCAGAGGTCCTGGATCGCTGATGTCCAAAAAAGTGGACAATGTCCAGAAAAGTGGACAAAGTGACCTAAAAATAGGACATGTCCAAAATATTGGACAGTAATATGGCCTAAAAAGTATACATGTCCAAAATATTGGACGGTTTGCGGTCTGGCCCTGGATCGGCCAAAGATAGGGCCGCACGGTTAAAAATATCTGAAAAATATTTTTATAAATGTGGCGCAATTGATTAGGCCCGGTGTATTTTTGTGTTAACAAAACCCCTATAATATGAACCCTACAAACAAAACCGCAAAACAAGTACAACAGGCCGCAGCGCATATAAACGCCGGTAATTTAGACGCAGGTATCCGGATTTTAGAAGCCGTAAAGCGGGCCTGTCTTAATAAGTTAGATCAAATGTATTTGGACCGTTTAATATCAGAATTAAAAAAAACCGCATAAATTTTAAAAACCCTAAAAACCCTAAAAACCCTAAAAGCCATGCAAACCACAGCTCCACAAATCGCCGCCGATCGTTACACGTCCGACAATGTAAAAAGCCTATTAGGCAAATTACGGGCAAAAGTTAACAAGCTATTAAGCGACGGTTCTACCAATGCCAAAACCGTTAAAAATGACCTTAAGACATTTATCCTTTATTTGGCCCCTGCTGATCAGAACAGCAAAGGTATTAATATATGCCCGGCTGCTGATAAATGCAAGGCCCCATGTTTATTTACTGCAGGCCATGGGGCATTTAATAGCGTGCAGGCTGCAAGGATTGCACGTACTGAATTTTATATCCTGCACCGGGACGAATTCGCCCGTACCTTGGTCAATGAGTTGTCTAAACTTTATACAAAAGCCCTAAACACGGGCCAAAAATTCGCCGTCCGCCTAAATGGGACATCTGACCTGGATTTTATCGCAATTCTAAAGAATAGGACAGGTACCGATATTTTAGAGACCTTTGGAACGTCTATAGACTCTGACCGTTCGGGCCTTGTCTTTTACGATTACACCAAATTAATAGGTAAAGTCCGCAAATATGCGGGCACTAATTACACGTTAACGTTCAGCTATCAGCCCGGCAACTTGCAAGAGTGCAGCGAAGCTTTGAGCCTTGGCGCAAATGTGGCGGCCGTGTTTAGAGATCAGCTGCCCGCTGTTTGGGCAGGATCGCCGGTAATAGACGGTGACAGCTCAGATATAGAAATGCTAAGCAATAAGGCCAAGATCTTAGGTCTAAAGGCTAAAGGTCAGGCCCGCAAGGATACGTCAGGCTTCGTAATTGATCCTGAAACGTACACGGGCCTAAGCTTAGACTCTAAATTTTGGACGGATTAAAACAGATCGCCACAGCGAAAAGAGAGGCCCCTATTTGGGGCCTTTTTTTTTGGCCTGTAATTTGGGCGGGCTGATAGCTTGACGGGCTGATAGGTCAGAAGGGCCGGGGATCCCACCAAACAGACTCCGCCCCAAAAAACTAACTTTGCCTAAGCGATCCCCAAAAAAGAGACCGAAAATAAGGACCCCTAATTTTGGGCCGTCCTGCTTTGGGCCGGTGACCTTGACCGGTGACCTTTGGCCCGGTGACCAGGCCCGGCGCCTGGATGACATCCAAAAGTAAGGATAAAACAAAGGACCCCTAATTTGGGACGATCGGCCCAGGGTCTGGCTCAGGGTCTGGCTCAGGGTCTGGCCCAGGCTTTGGCCCTGCAATAGGGGCGAAAAGAAAAGGCCCCAAATTGCCCAGGCCCTGCAGCCTTTGGACCTCTGGCCCTATGCCCGGCCCGCCCGTAGTGTATAGCAAATAGGACAAACCCGCCCATTTTTGTGGACAGTGGGGCGAGTTCCCCTCCCCACATTATTTCTCACCCCTTAACACAGTTTGACAAAATGGCTAAAATCGGGTACCTTTTTGACGCTGTTTTTAGAATCTTTTTGGTGTCCAAAATGCGACTCAAACGAAAATGAGCATAAGATTTAATATAAGTGTTTATATTCTATATAGATGTCTATATGTTATATAGATGTCTATATTAAATATAGATGTCTATATAGTATATAGACACTTATATATATAGTAAGGGGTAAAAAACAAATTGCGCCCTTTGTGGGAAAAAACACCTTTTTTTGTGGAAAAGGGGTACCCCCCATTTTTTTTGGGCGAATTAAACTTGACTTGTGGTAATTTTGTGGGTGCATGGCGATACATGAGTTTGTAAAGAAGAAGAGGGCCGAGGTTATTGAGGAGGAGGTCTCTGAGGCTCCTGAGAGCGTTCCGAGTGCTGAACCGAAGGCAGAGATGCCTGTTCTCCTAAACGCTCGTTCTACGAAGCCAAAGACGGTCACGAGGCGTGATATTCGGGACTTGCTTGATGCCGACTTGGACAGGACGATTGGCGGTGTGAAGCGGATGGATGCGTTGATTGCCCGTTTGGTCACGGAGGCGATTCGTGGCAATATGCGGGCGATGGAATTGGCCTTGGCCTATTTGTATGGCAAGCCCCAGCAGCAGACCACCGCACCGAACACGGGGCCGTTTGTTCTTGAGTTGACTGAACCCATTACGGATGAAACTAACGGCGAGGCAGAGTCAGGCGTATAAGATGGCTTTGTCGGGGGAGAAGCAATTCATCCTCTTTGGCGGAGCGATCCGAGGCGGAAAGACTTACTGCCTCCTTCTAACCTATATCTCCCTCTGCTCCAAATACCCAGGCAGCCGGTGGGTGATTATCAGGCAGAGTATGCCCACGCTTCAGCGTACAACGCTTGTAACCTTCACCTCCTTGATGAACCAAGGCTTAGGGATGCACGTTGCCTCTTGGGACAAGCAGGCGCAGATTGTGCGGTTCACCAACGGCTCCGAGTTAATCTTTATGGGCGAGAATTACGATACCGATAAAGACTTTGACCGCTTTAAGGGCTTGGAGATTAACGGCGGTGGGATTGACGAGATTAACGAGTGCCAGGAAGGACTCCTTTACAAGGTCTTGGAGCGTGCCGGTTCGTGGCTGAATTGCGAAGGCCGACCGCCCATTGTCGTGATGGCCACTTGCAACCCAAGCAATAATTGGGTGAAGGAGTTGATTTACGACAAGTGGAAGGAGAACGACCTTCCCTCCACCTGGGCCTACATCCCATCCAAGATCACCGACAACCCCCACATCCCCGAAGATTACCTTCAATCCCTTCGGGACAATATGCCCGAATACGAGTACAAGCGATTCGTGGAGGGCGATTGGGAGGTGCAGGAGAAACCCGAAAACCCCTTCTTCATCTCTTACGAGGCCAAGAAGCACGAAACCCACAACGCTTCCTTCAACCCGAACCTACCCATTTACATCTCCCTTGACTTCAACTTACAACCCTTCTGCGGCCTGGTGGCGCAGATGTGGACGGATAGCCAAGGGGACCACGTTCACATCGTTGACGAGTTCCAGGTCGTTGATGGGAGCATCCCCAAGATGGTGGACACCATTAAGGCCAAGTACGCCCCCTTCCTGTTTTCTTGCCTGCTCACGGGCGATGCAATGGGCAAGCGGGGCGATTTATCGCAGAGGGACAATGCCAACTACTACGAGCAATTAGCGAGGGGCTTGGGATTGGCGCAGCGGCAGATCAAGGTCGCTCCCAACCCGAAGCACGAGAACAGCCGAGCGCAATGCAATTACCTTCTCCAATTCCACCCCGACATTAAGATAAACCCCAAGACGGCCCCCGGCGTGGCGAGGGACATGAAGATGGTGGCGTGCGATGCCGCTGGCAACATCATAAAGCGAAACCGATATATCATTACCCAACAGTCCGACTTTGCCGACTGTTTTCGGTATCTTTGCAACAGCTTCTTGAGCGAATGGTACCTTAAACACCTCAAAAAGAGCGGTTA